CTCTAGGTATACCACCTAATTGTTGTGGTATTTGATTAGCAATACCTAATTGCTGTGCAGCTTGCGCAGCTGTACCCGCTGGCATATTAAACAACTGTTCTAGTTGTGCAGATGTCATATTATTAGCGGCTGCTTGCTGAAATACCTGTCTTTGCAAATCAGCAGGTATAGTTTGCCCTTGCGCGGCTAATAGCTGTGCTTGCTGTATGGGGTCCATTAATATCTCCTTTTTTCCTCGTTACGTCTACGCAACATTTCAGTCGTATAATGGTCATCTAAAAATGGATTAATTGGGTCTAATGCTTGTATAGCATTTAAATAATTAGGATTTGTAATTGAGCTAGGTAACTGTTGCTGCGCAAAACTTGTGTCGTACGTCATTTGTGTAGGTGCTATTGGTTTATCAAATGACTGTCCCCTGAGAGCTGCAACAGCTGCATTTCCACCATCTATAATGGTTTGCTGCGCATTTATATTACCTTCATTAAATGTTCTAAATTCTTCTGGTGTCGTTTGCGCTCCAATTTCTAAGGCTCTATTAACTCCTGCTGTACTTGCAGCCAACTCACTAGGTAATGCGTCGGCTATATCTTGACGCGCTCGTTTTCCCTCAAATTGCTGCGTTCGCAAACCTTGCTGTGTTTGTCGCATTGCACCTTTTTGTGCACTGTCGTCGTAAAAAAATCCGCTCATAATATTGCCTCAATCTGTGGTTTCGTTATACCTAATATCCATTGGTCGTGTAATTGACCATATTTTTTATAAGACTGTTTTAATTTACCTTCTACTTGCAAACCATTTTGCAAAGCAAATAATTTTACATTTTTATATATAACAGGTGTTTCGGCTATTAGTTTTTCAAAATCTATATTTTCTACTAAGTAACAATAAAATTCTTTTGCAGCTCTGTAAGCCTTACGACCTCTATATTGCTTTGGTATTGCTGGATGTACACAATAGGTTACGCCATTTCTTCTTTCTAATATCCAAAGCCCTTCAAAATCTTCCATTTTTTGTACTAAATAACCTAACCTAAAATTAGGTTCAAACTCCTCGTATTTGTGTCCATCTTCTGCTATTTCTTCAAATATTTCTGGCGTGACAAACGATTTAATTACTTCTACATTTTGTGTTTCGTATATCAAACTGCTACCCATCCTTTTTTTCTGTCACCGCCTATTTCTGCTGTCATTTTTCGATACTGTATACTTCCAGCACCTCCTGAAGTATCTAAATACAAACTAAACTGTCGTGCTTCAATATTACCTTCAGGTGTACCTGTTCCTGTTATGGGAATACTCAATGCTGCTTCTTGCGTGAACTGTCTAAATGCACTGGCCATTGTGCCATCTTCCTCAACGACTGGCTGCGCTACATTTAGCTTATAACTCATTGCGTACCACCAATAATATTAGCTGTTAGTTGTATCAATATAGGCTTCACAGGGTCTGTTAATGTAAAACGATACATTTCAAAACGGCTTGCTCTACCATTTCTGCGCCATATTGCTCTTGCATTACGTTCGCCAATTTTACCTAAGGCTCTGTAACGCATCTGACTCCAACTCATTCCGTCTTGACTACGCTCCATACCTATTAATGGCTCTGGCTCATTTTGTAGCCCTACACCTGATTCTGTAGTTAATTCTAAATACGGCACATAAAAACTTTGCATATTATTTTGAAAAGGCTGTGTAACTAATCGCCTTTGTATTGTATTGCCATATTCTGTGTAAACATCAGGGTCAAGTTTGCCTATTTTGCCATCTTCTATGTCACCGCAAAATACTTGGTTGTAAGCCTGTACCATTGAATTAACACGATAAGCACCTACAACACCTGAAATTGTGGATTTTCGTTCATGCCATCTCTGTGTAATGGTATCGTAAACCAACGTGGAAGAAGGCAGTGCAAAACCTACAAAATACGCCCCTTTTTGTGCATACGACCACGAATAAATAGCTTGTACTTGTGTTTCTGTTAAATCATTTAATAGGTTATCTATAGCTGTTGTGCTTACTTTAGTTAATTGATTGCCATTTAAAGCCCATATTGCTGGTGATTCATTTTCACCAGAGCCTATAAATATAAATGTATCGCCTATTTGTTTTACACTAAATGGTGCTGCTATACCTTTACTAAAAAATAAACCTGTACGCTGGAATGGAAAATCAGCGCCACCGATATTCTGAAACGCCTCTATCGTTTGACTTCCGGCTATGAATAATTGATTTTTAAATACTACTGGCGCAACTATTTCATCAGGGTCAGATTCGGCTGTACCAAAATCTAGTGCATTATAATTTAAACCGTCATTTAACGAGCTAACGATGAATTTTTTAGTGTCCGTTGTTAAACAAAAATACCCATCTATAAAAACTACCTGCTGTGGGTTACCGTTCGCAGTAAAATCGCTATCCGTTATTTGTGCAAACGTATCTGTAACGTGATTATAAATATATCCATTACCACTAGGCACTAAAACCATTAACTGTGTGCCGTTATCAGCCATAGAAACTCGGTTTGTACCAGCAATAGTGCCTAAGTTTGTAGTCGAATATGTGCCTGATGATTCTGTTAATTTGTATAAATTAGTGCCATTAACAAAATAAGGTATACCGTTCATTTCGTGTGCGCCACGATTCAGTTGTGTATCTAATGGCGTTGCTGTAGTTGCGACTTGTGTTAAACCAGCCGTACCGATTAAAGTTTCTTGATTCAAAGCTGGTGCTTGCACAATATTAGGGTAAAAGTTAGTACACTCTTGCGCTGAGATAGGCAACGAGTCACTTACATAAAAACCATTTGCTATAGGTAGTTGAGTAATAGCCACAATGCACCCTAACTTGATTTGAAAACAGCGTTAGTTACTACTAAATCGTCTGTCGTTGTATCGTTTGCTACAAATATCTCAAAATAATCATTAGTTGCAGCGGTATGTACCCATGTTAACGCTACATTTTTGTCTGTGTTGTCTAATACCACAGTAACTCTAGATGCATCTATTTTAGTGCCATTCCTAGCCAAATATACCGACACTGTTTGACCTGATGCTGATGCTGTTTTAATAGAGACTGTAGCATCAAAATTAATATCTATACTTGTACCACCTGTATAAGTAAGCCTGCCACCTGTTGATGGCGTCACTGTTGATGTTTTTTCTGCTGTCCAAGTGCCTGTAACTAATACAGCTGTCCCTGTTCCACCAATAGTTGTCGCACCAGAATTACCTTGTAGGCTAGCCATTCCACCAACTAAGGTATCTGCTGTTTTTTCGATAGTAATGTAATTACTTGTTGTGGTTAGTGTAATGCCACTACCAGCTACCAAAGACGCAAATGTAGGCTGTGTGGCTGTGGTATTTTTAAATATTGCATGGCCTGTACCGTCTGCTAGAAAGTTATGTTTTATTTCACAACCTTCTGATGCAGATACGCTAGATGTAATACCAGAGCCATTTTCTATATTGCGTATGCGGTTAACAGTTCCTGATACATTAAGTATAGGTGTTCCACTAGCTGCACCTAATGTAGTAATTGTGCCTGTAACACCTAGCCCAGAAACAAAATCGGCATACGATATTTTGTAATTAGTATTTGAAACGAAAAAGTCTAAAAACGCACCACTCGTAACACTTGTTTTTGCTATAAATGCACTTTTTTTACGACCGCTAGAATTATCAACCATGTTTAATTACTCTACGTTGTTCCAGTTTCTAAGGCTATGGAGCCTGTAGTTTCAGCTAGTATTGTCGCTTCACTTTCAGGGTAAAAATGTCCAGAAACACCACTAACTCTGTTGTTGCTTTCGTTTCCACTTCCAATAGGTAAAGTCGATGGCATTTTACTGCTACCCATTGTTTGCCCTATAAGGCGCATAGTTTGTAGCCCTTCTTTTGCAGCTTTTGCTAATGCTTCTGTAACAACACCGCCATAATCCGGTGCTACTTCAATAGCCATGTTAGCTATAACACCTCTTAATGCGCCTGCTGGTATAGTGACATCGTCACCTAAATCATTTACCTCAGTAAATCCTAATTGAATTCCTTGCGCATTTAATTCATTCATATAGTTATTTAATGCAAACATAAAATCTGCATACTCGTCAGGCTGCAAAGGAGCCTCACTAGCTTGCACTAAAATACGTTGTAATGATGCTTTGCCAATTTGCGCTACAGTTGCCATTTAACTAGCCTTTTCTTCTGTTTCTTGTGGTTTTTCTGCTTCTTTTCGTTTTTTACGTTTAGCTTTCCAGCCTAAAGATTTAGCAAACTCTATAGATTGATTACTGACTTCGATTTCTGTGCCATCTGGCTTTACAAATATTTTCATAAGTACCTCTAGCAGTCTATTCTTAACTATACTAAATAATTAATCGTATACTCTCTTGCTCTCGAGCTTTTAGCACCACGCCAATCATAAGTATCTATTACGGTCACTTCTTCTACTGTCTTTACAACAGGCTCTTGCACCACTTCTGTCCTAGTCTCTCGGTTAACGTGAGTTGAGACTAGCGGAACGGCTGATACTGGTCCTGATGCAATTTCATTCATACAAAAGAATGGGGGCTTTCGCCCCCAATTCTATTAGACACCAAAGCCTTGACCCGCAAAAAACGGATTGAATGTCGCGTAAGCTGGCAACAAGTCAAAACGAATCTTTTGAGTATTTGCATCACCGTCAGAATACTTACTAACTCGTATGGACATACCATCAGAGGTAGTAGCAATCGTATCAGTGCTGTATAGCTTAGGTAGCTTGACAGTACCAAGTCCAAAGGCTTGCTTATGATAAAACAAGTTTGGTTGATAAAGAGTAGAACCAGAACCTAATAGCGTTACAACATCACCAGACTGCAAAGCAGTATCAGTAGTGTTGTATTGTCCATTAGTTTCATTGATACCAGCACCTGCTATTGTTAGGTTACCTGCACCAGAGCCGTCTAAAGTAACGTCTTGAGTAACAGTACCTGAAAACAATATGTTAGAGGCTGTACCGTCTAGGATAGCTCCACGACTTGACAGATTAAGTCTGTTACGCCCTGTAACCTGTATGATTTCACCAGCTTTAACTGTAGCTGCCGCTGTAAATGCCGTTACTGGCAATACTTGCGTCATAGTATCTTTAGCTGTGACATACGTTACATCAGGCGCACCACTCAATGTGCCAGCCCTGTCTGTTGCTGTACCAGAGGTATAATCAGCTAGACCATTAGAAGTCAGTGCAGACAATCCAGCAAAATTGCTAGATATTTGCGCCTTTTCCCATGCAGTTCTAACAAGACCGTCTGATGCATTTAGACCATTTTGTGCACTAGCCAAACCAGCGGTAGTAAATGGGTTCATTACATAATAACGGTCACCATCCGTAGGTACACCAATAGAGTCCATTAATGCACCAGCACCTGCAACATCTGACCATGCATCAACTACCGTACCAGCTGTGCCATAATGCAAGTTACAGTTTTTTATCATGTAACTGCCAAGGTCAGTCTCTAGGTCTGTGACAATACGTCTAGCCATTGGTGCAAGTATTTGCTCTAACTGGTCTAGTTCTAATGCTTCTTCAACATTTCCCCATGACGTAGCGACAGTAAAATAGTTCTGTACCGTACCAGTAGCCTTACCAGCAATAATGTCTGACTTCGTAGAAGCCGAAATATCACCGCCTGCGGTTCGGATACTGTTGTAATCGTGAGGTCGCTTGAAGTCTACATTAGACCCACTAGCAGGTGTGAATTTGCCACTAAGCAGTTGTGTGTCTACGGTTTTAGTTAGAACGCGATTACTTTCAAACGCATCTAAAAATACCCTAGCCACCTTCCGAGTGACGTTTGAGGATAAATTATTAGCCATGCTAAATCACCTTTATTCAAAAGTAGCACCTTGTGGCCCTCCTTGTTTCTTCTGCTTACCACTAACAGCAGGTTTCTCAATCGGGTCTGGTGCTTGATTAATATTGGATTTAGCCAAGCTCTGCAATTTTGCCCTTATTTCTGTGTGCATATAAATAATTGCATCCGCTATACTTTGATTTTGCTTTTGTAGAACATTATCAAGCTCTAACGGATTTTGCCCTAAATATTGCGATATTAAAGGCCCATTATCGGCATCTAATAAATAACCAGCAACCTCATTATGAAGCCCTGCATTATATAGGGTCTGGCCTGCCTGTTGCAGTTCGGGTAGAGCTACACCTAATTCTGCAGCTCTGTTTTCATACACTTTTCGCTTTGCTTCGGCTTCTTGCTGTGCTTCTGCAATGCGGTCGGCTCTGTCTTTTTGTTCCTGTGCTTCTGCAGCCTTTGCATTAGCTTGTTGTAGTGCAGACTCTGCTATTGCTTTGTCTCTTTGTGCTACCTTTTCCTTATAATCTGCGTCTGTCATACTAAACGCATCAGGCATAGGTGGCACTTCTACATCAACAGGCTTATTTAACTGAGCCTCTACATCCTGTAGCCTTTGACGTAAAGTTTGGTTATCACGCTCTACCTCTCGTAACTTTCCAACCTTCTTGCCAATTTGTTTATCAAGGACTCGTTGCTGTGCCTCGCTAAATACTACTTTTTCTTCATTCGGTGATGAATCCGACTCGTCATTTTCTTGACTATCTACTTCTGTAGTTTCGTCAATATTTTGACTTTGTTCAGTCTCATTATCTTCAAGCGTTATTTCAGCCTCATCGACATCTGAATCTGTTTGCATCTGTGCGCCTCGTTATGAGTAATTCCTAGATTTCGGTCTAGTACCTAATTGCGGAATATACCACAAATTCTTTTATTTATAAGGTTTTTTGATTTTTTTCTTACGCATCTGTCATTCTCCTCATAGCTGATTGTCCTACATCTACCATTTTATTTAATGCTGATTTACCAGTGGGCTTATCAACCATGTTGTCAGATACTTCTGTAATAGCAATTAATGCATCTGGTGCAGGATTTGTAATTTGCTCAAATTTTTCATAATTTTCCATTTCCTTATGTTCATTATCTAATTCTTTATTAATGTTATCCAGCTGTTGTCCTAACTGTTTTCCTGCACTTTCGTTAAGTTTAGCACCGACTTCTTGTGCGTCTGTTTGTACTTTAAATCTATCCGTTTGTGCTTTAAATACATCTACTGCATTTGCTGCTTGGTCTTTAAGTGCTTGATTATTAGTTTTTTCTGCTTCTATTTGCAGTTTAAACATAGCGTTTTGTGCTTGCGTTACATCCGTTTGTGCTTTCATTAACTCCGCATCGGCTTTTGTCATTTCTGCCTGTGCTAGTAATAATGCAGGGTCTGGCGGTGGTTCTTGCATTGCCGTCTGTTGCATTATTGTCATTTCTTCATTGGTTAACTGGTTTTGTGGTATTAATCCAGCGTTAACCATTTGCTGACGTTTTCTGTCTGATATTTGTTTAGCGCCAGCCGTTTCAATATTGTCTAACAGAATATCGCCAGCCAAATCAATTATTGTAGGGTCTATTTGCGCTAGTGCTGTTATAGCCTCTCGAGTTTCTGCTTGTCTGTTTTGAAAGCTAGGACCTGCGTTAACCTGTATATCGTAAGAACCTCTTGATAAATCATTTAACCGCATAGGCTGATTAGTTTCAGTATCAATAATTATTTCGCCATTGATATCTGCATAATCATAGGTTTTATCTTCTTTCAAAATTCTAACAGTTCGCCTTGTGTCATATATCTTCGGTATAGCTTTAATCAATATGCGCCCTGTAGCGGCTATGGCGTATTTTAAGGCTGTAAAATATTTGACTGTAGAGTTATCGCCCTTGTTTTGTAATGTTTCTATAGCAACGCCTGACTGCGCCCTAGGGTTATCACCCATATTTGCCGCAAACATGCCAGATGTATAACTCATCATAGCTCTCATACTTTCACTTATTTGAGTTAATCCAGCATTAATTTGTGCACCACCTTGTTGTGTAGGTACTGGTGCTTCGGGGTCTGCGTTATAAAACTGTACAGGGTGATTGTTAGTATTTAAGGTTTGTAATGTATCTTCATGACCAGCTGCTTGTGTTGGAGTCATAAAGTATTTTGCTCTTGGCGCTAGTGCACCCTCCTCTATCTGCCTTGAAATGCTGTAATTTAATACACGTTGCGTATCGAATAACTTTTCTACGACACCCCAATAAATAGGTTTGTCCTCGTAAACCTTGTAATTTCCGTAAATCGGTACAATCGGTATGCTGCTGAAAACGGTCTCTCGTTTTTCTTCTAACCAATCTTTGTTATCGAAAAAGCGACTACATACATAGGATTCTTGGCGTGTTCTGCGTTTTTCCTCAGTAACACCCATAGCCTCCATTTCTTCTTTTAAAGGCTCATATTCTTCGGCTACATGCACTTGTCCG